AGCAGTTGACTCAATGTCAAAAGTTGAAATGATGAAGTCAGTTATTGGTGCAATGGGCGCTATGGAAACTAGCGACCTTGTAAATTTCTTTAATCAGGTTCAGTCACAATATGGCAAGGGCAAGGATTGGGGTGTTGGTGACAACTCTGCAAAGAATGCTGCTTCTGTTGCCACCAAGGGTGCTATGAAGGAAGATATGGATGTTATCTTTGCCGGTGAAGATCTATCAGAAGACTTCAAGGAAAAGGCAACAACATTATTTGAAGCTGCCGTATCTGCAGTAGCAATCACAGAAACAGCTCGTATTGAAGAAGAATTTGAAACAAAGCTTGTAGAAGAAGTTGAAACAATTAGAACAGAACTTATTGAAAACGTTGATAAGTATCTTGATCATGTTGTTGAGAAGTGGATGGAAGATAATGCAGTTGCAGTTGAATCCGCTTTAAGAAATGAAATCATGGAAGAATTTATTGATGGTCTAAAAGGTCTATTCTCACAACATTATGTCGATATTCCAAATGAGAAGCTCGACGTTCTAGAATCTCTAACCGATAAGGTAGAGGAACTTGAGAATGCTCTAAATGAAGCAATTGCTGAAAAGAGCGAACTCAAAAAGTCCGTAGTTGAAAATGAAAGAAAAGATATCTTTATTAACGTTTCAGAAGGTCTAACAATGACTGATGCTGAAAAGTTTGCTGCACTAGCTGAAGGTATTGAATTCGATGGTGATTTAACAAAATATGAAAAGAAGCTAACTCTCGTAAAAGAGAATTATTTCTCAAAGAAAGTTGTTTCTTCTTCAATAACTGAAGAAATTGCAGTTGATGACGTAGATCAGAAAGAAGAAGTTTCTTATTCAGATCCTTCCATGAAGAGATACGCTGAAGTAATTTCAAGAAATGTAAAAAGATAAATAAATTTATTGTAAATGTAAACTTTCCAAAAGGAGAAAAAAACATATGGCATATCTAGCTGAGGAACTACAAAACAAGTGGAAGCTAGTGCTCGAGCACCCAGATCTTCCCGCTATTTCCGATGTTCATAAGCGTCGTGAAGTTGCTACAATGCTTGAGAATACAGAGCGTGAGCTCCGTGTCTCTGCAAATCACAACCAGTTTATGCTTTCAGAAGCATCCCCAATCAATGCAATGGGTGCTTCTTCTTCAACAGCATCAGATGGTACAGTCGACATTTTCGATCCAGTACTAATTTCTCTAGTACGTCGTGCAATGCCAAACCTAATTGCTTATGATATTGCTGGTGTTCAGTCAATGACTGGCCCAACCGGCCTTATCTTCGCAATGCGTGCTCAGTACGCCAACTCAACTGCTAAGAACGGCGAAACTTTCTACAATGAAGTTAATACTGCCTTCTCAACAGTTGTTGCTGGTAACACAACATTCGGTCAGGATCATACAGCCGGCGCTGGCATTCCTGGTCAGTCAAATACAACAGCTATGGCAAATACTGGTTACTACAACACTGGTACCGGTATGTCAACAGCTACTGCTGAAGCTCTTGGCTCATCAGATACTTTCCCAGAAATGGCTTTCTCAATCGAGAAGGTTACAGTAACTGCTAAGACACGTGCTCTAAAGGCAGAGTACTCCATGGAACTAGCTCAGGATCTTAAGGCTGTTCACGGTCTAGATGCTGAAACAGAGCTTTCCAACATTCTTTCAGCTGAAATCATGGCTGAAATTAATCGTGAAGTTGTTCGTACAGTTAACATCACCGCTAAGGTTGGTGCTACTTCCGGTACAACTGCAACTGGTATCTTCGATCTTGACACCGACTCAAACGGTCGTTGGTCAGTTGAAAAGTTCAAGGGCCTAATGTTCCAGGTCGAGCGTGAAGCTAACGTAATCGCCAAAGAGACCCGGCGTGGTAAGGGTAACATCATCATCTGTTCAGCTGACGTAGCTTCAGCCCTTCAGATGGCTGGTGTTCTCGACTATGCTCCTGCTCTCAATAGCAACAACCTCCAGGTTGATGATACAGGCAATACATTTGCTGGCGTTCTAAATGGTCGCTTCCGCGTCTATATCGATCCATATGCAACTGGCGGTAACTACATGACAATAGGTTATAAGGGTTCTTCAGCATTTGATGCTGGTCTCTTCTACTGCCCATATGTTCCACTCCAGATGGTCCGTGCAGTTGATCCTGCAACCTTCCAGCCAAAGATTGGTTTCAAGACTCGTTATGGCATGGTTGCAAACCCATTCAATGATGGAATTACAGCTGCTGGTACTGGCGCAATTGCAGTCAAT